TAATTGGTTTGGGATATTGCGCTCCTGTGGATACGGGTATGTCGATATAGCAATCCTAATACCTTAATAATTCTGATATAATTACCTCAGTAGTTGTTAAACGGAGGTAATTATGCTACAATATCTAAATAAAGTATTTAAAAAAGTTCAACTCACACAAGAACGCAGAGCAGCTCACTTCATGCTGCAGAACTTAAGTGACCGACAGCTCAAAGATATGGGCATCACTCGCGGTGAAATATATCACAAACTCTACGATAGGTAATTGATGTCTAAGATAGACAAATCAAAAATGGCCTGTAATAAACCTCGCCGCACCAGTGGCGGGGCTAAAAAGTTTGTAGTTAAGGCATGTAAGGATGGCAAAGAGAAGATAGTTCGCTTTGGAGATCCTAATTCGACCATTAAGAAAAGCAATCCTAAACGCCGTAAATCATTCCGTGCTCGCCATAAATGCGACACAGCCAAGGATAAATTCAGTGCAAGATATTGGTCTTGCAAGAAATGGTGATTTAATGGCCGCTAAGAAGAAAAAAGCTGATGATGCTTGCGTTAGAAAAGTAAAGTCTCGTTATAAAGTTTGGCCCAGCGCCTATGCATCCGGCGCAGTAGCAAAATGCCGAAAGGTTGGGGCTAAGAATTGGGGCAATAAAAGTAAGAAGAAGAAATAATGGCAGTTCGTAAATCAAAAAAGGGAGCTGCACTTAAGAAGTGGTTTAAAGAAGATTGGCGCGATGTAAAGACAGGCAAACCCTGCGGTCGCTCTGGTAAAAATGATAAGCGTAAGAGCTATCCCGCTTGTCGCCCCGCATCACAATCAAAGAGTAAGTCTGCAAAGAACGCAGCGAGCAAAAAAACCAGCTCTAAGCGTATTAGCTGGGGCAAAGCAAAATACAAAAAAGGGTAGGATTACGATGGATGAACGTCTTAGGCGTATGGAGGACAAATTGGATAGATTGTCCGAAGCAGTTGTTGCAATGGCTCGTATGGAAGAACGTATTCTTACCGTATTCAAACGTCTCGAGCACATAGATGGTGCATTTAAGAAGTTTGATGATCGAATAGATGATATTGAAAAGCAATCAATAGCAAGAGGCCAGAAGATAGCCTTTGCTGAGCGGTTTTTCTGGATGATTTGTACTGGAGCAGTTGGCCTAGCCTTCGTGTATTTGAGATAATGGAAAAAAAGAAATTAACAGAACGCCAACAAGCATTTATTGATGCATTGATGGGTGAAGCAGCCGGTGATCCTAGGACTGCAATGGATATCGCAGGATATTCAAAGAATACAACGATAAAAGAGGCTATAGAGCCCGTTAAAGATGACATTATTGCAGCTGCTGATCTAATGATCGCAATGAATGCTCCTAGAGCCGCCGTTGGGCTTACTAATGTTATGATAGATCCTAGTGCGTTAGGTGCAAAGAACGTAATATCGGCAGCTAAAGAAGTTTTAGACCGAGCTGGGGTTGTTAAAAGGGAAACAGTTGAAGTCAAAGGCCCAGAAGGTGGTATTTTCATACTCCCCCCAAAACAAGCTAGTGAATGACACAAAATACAGATTTTCCCGACAAACGCAGGGCTAATAGAACCGCTAGGGTAGCCTACGGCTACCGACCATCCGAAGACGATCCGTGTATCCTGATACCGGACGAGGATATGATGGATTTTATAGTCGAGGCGCTTGATCACATAGATAAAGGTGGATCTCTCAGAGAAACTGCTGCGTGGCTTACTCAAAAGACGGGTAAGTCTATTTCGCATCAGGGTATTAATAAGATCTGGAAGGAGCGCAGAGGTGCTCTAGATGGAAACAAGAGAGAAAAGCAACAGAAGAAGACTCGCAAGGCAAGGGCTCCTAAAACTGGCCCAGAAAAAGCTAAAGCTAAGATTAAAAGAAAAGCTGCGGATGCTAAGCGTGTACTGACACTACAGAAAAAAAAACTAGAGCAATGGGAAGACAAACCCGCTAAAGAAGTTACTCTAACACCCCGTAAGACGATAAGCGAAACTTTAGATTTTGACGCTGCCCCAGAAGAGAGGGAGATTGTATTTGCTCCTAATCCCGGCCCTCAAACAGAGTTCTTATCTGCTATAGAACGAGAAGTACTATATGGAGGAGCAGCCGGAGGTGGAAAAACTTATAGTCTGATTGCTGATCCTATGAGGTACTTCTCACACCCAGAATTTAATGGGTTAATTTTGCGTAAGACTACAGATGAGTTGCGTGAAATTATATGGAAAACACAAGAGTTATACCCAAAGGCTTTCAAAGGAGCCAAATGGCAAGAAAAGAAAAGCCAATGGGTATTCCCAAGCGGAGCACGACTGTGGCTCACTTACTTGGAGCGTGACGAAGATGTGTTGAGATACCAAGGGCAAGCTTTTAGTTATATTGCCTTTGATGAGCTCACTCAACATCCAACGCCCTTCGCTTGGAACTATATGCGCTCACGGTTAAGAACAACCGCACCAGATCTTCCGATCTTTCTACGCGCTACAAGCAATCCGGGTGGGCCGGGACATGGATGGGTTCGTAAGATGTTTGTGGATCCGGCTCCGTCCAATGTTCCATTTACCGCAACAGATATAGATACAGGTGAGGATCTAAAGTACCCAGACACGCATCCATCTAAAGCGGGTCAGCCATTATTCCAACGTAGGTTTATACCAGCTTCACTGTACGACAATCCTTACCTAGCTAATGATGGTGCATATGAAGCTAACTTGCTTTCTCTACCTGAGATGCAGCGCCGACAATTACTAGAGGGTGATTGGGCAGTAGCCAGTGGAGCAGCCTTTACAGAATTTAGGAGTAATGTACATGTTGTTGATCCCTTCGAAATCCCAGATACTTGGCGTAAATTTAGATCTGCAGATTATGGCTATAGTACATACAGCGCTGTGCATTGGTATGCTATCGACCCTTCTTTCAATACCTTAATTGTTTATCGAGAGTTATATCTTAGCAAACATACAGGCAGAGACCTAGCTAAGGCAGTATTAGAAGCCGAGAATGGTGAGAAATTAAGCTACGGAATATTAGATAGCTCATGCTGGCATCAACGAGGACAATTAGGCCCATCTATAGCGGAAGAAATGATATCTCAAGGATGTAGATGGCGACCTTCAGATAGATCTAAAGGATCTCGGGTTGCTGGCAAAAACAGATTACATGAACTTCTTAAAGTAGATGAAGACACACAAATGCCGGGAATAGTGTTCTTTAATACTTGTAGACAAATTATTGCGGATCTACCCACGATACCGAGCGACCCAAAGGGATCAGATGATATTGATCCTAGATACGCCTCAGATCACGCATACGACTCGATACGTTATGGTATTCAATCTCGACCCCGAGCGTTTAGCGCTTTTGATGATGGTCAAGGAATCCCACAACAGAAATGGCAACCTTCAGATAACATGTTTGGATACTGATAATGGCATTAATGAAGCCCCCTACCGACCCTATTAACCAAGAAGATATGACCGACGAAGCAAACGTCATAGCTCTCGAAGAAGATGGGGATGTAGAACAAGAAAATAGCGAATACTCTGGTGTCGTCGGATTTATTAATTCCGCCTTCCAGAGATCAAAAGATGCACGGCTAACGGACGAAACACGCTGGCTAGATGGGTACAGAAACTACCGCGGTATATACGGCCCAGAAGTTCAATTTACGGACACGGAAAAATCTAAAGCTTTTGTTAAGATTACTAAGACTAAAGTACTTGCTGCCTATAGTCAGATTATTGATGTTTTGTTCGCGGGTAGTAAATTTCCAATTGGTATTGAATCTCGTAAATTCCCTAACAATGTGGCGGGTGAGGTAAGCTATGATCCTAACTCACTGACTACAGAAAAGGTCAAAGAGAAAACTGGAGTTGACTATGATGTTCCTAGGAATATTACTCGCCCAGAGATAGCTAAAGATCTAGGTTTATATTCTAATAAGCTTAAGCCCATTGAGGCTGAATTAGAATTAGGGGCTGGATCTAATCCGGGCTCAGTTACATTCGAACCGGCTAAGAAAGCTGCACAGAACCTTGAGAAGAAGATCCATGATCAGCTTGAGGAAACAGCTGCTTCTAAACACCTGCGCTCTATGTCTTTTGAGATGTCTTTGTTTGGCACAGGTATCCTAAAGGGGCCGTTTGCATTTGATAAAGAATACGCAAAATGGAACGCTGAGGGTGAATACGAACCTATCTTCGAAACTATTCCTAAAGTTGAGTATGTTTCATGTTGGGATTTTTATCCTGATCCGGATGCGAGAAATATGGATGAGGCTGAGTTTACTGTACAACGCCACAGATTAAACCGCACTCAGATGCGCCAACTAAAGAACCGTCCACACTTCCGTGATGAAAGTATTGAGCTGGCAATAGACATGGGGTCTTCTTATATCCGTGAATATTGGGAAGATACATTAGAAGATTCTCAGAATAAATCTGATGTAGATCGCTATGAGATCCTAGAATATTGGGGTGTTATAGATAGTGAATTGGCTCTCGAAGCCGATATGGAAATACCTACAGAGCTAGAAGATAGAGATCAGATCCAGATCAATGCTTGGGTATGTAATGGTCAAATCTTACGCCTAGTCCTAAACCCATTTACACCAGTACGCATTCCATACTCTGCAGTTCCTTATGAAGCTAATCCTTATTCATTCTTCGGTATTGGTGTTGCTGAAAATATGGCAGACACACAACTGCTAATGAATGGCTTCTATCGTTTAGCGATAGATAATGGAGCGCTCTCTGGAAACCTACTAATTGAGATTGATGAAACTAACTTAGTTCCCGGTCAAGATATGTCAGTATATCCGGGCAAGGTGTTCCGTAGGCAAAGCGGTGCTCCGGGTCAAGCTATCTACGGCACTAAGTTTCCAAACGTATCTCAAGAGCTTATGATGATGTTTGATAAGTCTCGACAGCTTGCGGATGAAGCAACAGGTATTCCATCATACTCTCACGGCAGCACTGGAATTATGGGTGTAGGTCGAACCGCTTCTGGTATGAGTATGCTTATGGGTGCTGCACAACAGGCAATCAAAACAGTTGTACGCAACATTGATGATTACATGCTTAGCCCATTAGGAAAAGCACTGTTTAGTTTTAATATGCAGTTTAACTTTGATCCTCAGTTTATTGGTGATCTAGAGGTTATCCCGCGGGGTACAGAAAGCTTGATGCGTAACGAAGTTCGTAGCCAGCGCTTACTACAATTTATGCAAATGACACAGAACCAACAGATGGCTCCGTTTGTAAAATATGACTACATTCTTAGAGAGCTGGCTGCATCTATGGATCTTGATGAGGATGGTATCCTTAATGATCCTAGAGAAGCAATGATCCAAGCTAAAATGATGGCTGAGATCCAAGGAATGATGCCTCAACCTGATCCAGCCGCACAGGCTCCAGAAGGTGGCGCACCAAATCCAGATGATCCTACAGGAACTGGTGGAGGTAACATAGCTCCGGGGTCTGCTCCTGAGCCAGACGCAGCAGGGTTCACGGGATCCGGTGGTGGAGACAATGGCGGGCAGCCTCCTCAAGAAGCACAGCCTCCGGCGCAACCTCCGGTACAATAAATGGATAAACAATTTTACCGAAGCATTCTCTTAATGGTGAACCAGAAGGACACTTTTGAAATGCTGCAATCATACGCAGACGCTCGAATAGCAA